ACATTATATGTAAAGAATGTACCACTTGCTTGGCATATTTTATCTATGTTATCACTACAAGTGTTAAATGTACTAAGAACACCATTTATACTGTATCTGCTATGTGTACTGCTTACATTACTTTGGTTTCTGTATGTAACTGTTTCTGCACCATAACCTTTCATTTGTGTTACAGCACTTCCTGTAATACTGTTTACATCTAATTGTGCATTACTAAGTCCTGCTCCATATCTACTATTTGTAAGATAATCAAACAATACATCTCCAGGATTGTTTAGTGTGTTTTTCATTTTAAAAGACATTTGAGGCAAACCAGTAAGTCCATTTTCTGCATCATAGTCCATTTGTAATACTGCATACACCATATTATTTGCTGTATGATTTACTCCCCAATGTGGCACGATGGCTGTTGCGGCTGTGCTACTGCCTGTACCTGATGTAGGAAACACAACATCTGAACCTGCACTACCACCCTGATAAACATTTAGTCTAACGTTACCTGCATATGTGGTATCTGTACTTTGATTAGGGTCTATATGACTTGTTACAGTATTTCCTGTAAACACCAATTCTACATCATTCATAAACACTTTTTCACATGTAAATGAACCAGTTGTTGTTTCTTCACTAAGTGCAATACAGTATGTCATTGTTTTGTTTTCATTACTTATTGCGGCATCGAAAATAGGCCCAGACGTAAATGCATTACCATAAAGTATTGGTAATTTATTATCTGTAGCAGGTGGTAATTGTATTCTTACACCTGGATCTGGTCCTGTATCAAGACTAGGCGGTTTAAACACACCTAATGCTTTTGCTGTACCGTATGCAAGTCCTCCTGCAATAATACTGGTTGCAATAGTGGCTAAAACACCTGATAAACCTACTGCTCCTACTATTGCACTTGCTATTGCTGTAAATACTGCCATTGTTATCCTCTAAATGCCCAATTATAATCTATAGGCTCCCAGCCTCTGTCCTCTAATTTTAAATCTGGTGTTGTTGCTAATGTTGTTAGTGTAAATGAACTTATATGCTCTCTGTCCTTTGCTTCTAGTCCTATTGCAACATATCTGTTTAGCAATCTAGCACCTGCTGTACTGCCTCTGTATTGTTCTTCTACCCACCATGCTACTTCTGTCATGCGTTTTACATGTGGTAACCATAAATCTCCCTGTATTGTGGCTAATAACATACCTATTACTCTTTTATCATGCTCACAAACAAGTGCAATACCTGTTTTAAGTATATGATCTATTACATTGTTTACATGCACAAAGTCATACTTTGGATTATGCAAATCTTCTATAGGATTAAAGTTAGCAAAGTCTATCATTAAACGTTTAATATCGTCATAATCCTGTATTTTAGCATTTCTTACTTTCATTATCTTTGCTCTCTTCTTCTGCGGTCACGACCTCCTCCGCCGCCTCCGCCGCCACCGCCACCGCCGCCGCCTCCGCCGCCGTAGCCATAGCCGTCATATTCTTTACCAAAGTCAAATGATATGTTAAACAACTCTGGTACTCTGTCAAATACTGCATCATTAGGAAACAAACGTTTTCTGTCCTCTGGATTTGTACGTTGTCCGTTTACTTTGTTTTCTAACAGTGAGTTGAGACTTGCACATGTTACAGTAACACTATTTGTTAGTTCACTGCCTGGTGTAAATTGTTCTTGTATTGCAAAATTAGTAATTACACCACTAAATCTGGGATATACTTGACTAGTATCTAGCTCATGAGAACTTGTATCAAAAAAGCCTCTATATACTGTAATATTACCACCTTTAACAGGCTCTGTTAGTATAAGACTTAAATAATTTTGTTCGCTGGGTATTCCGCTTAGTGTAACACTAATATCTCCATTAGTAGTTCTTATATCTTCCTGGAAATCTCCTATAGTTAAAAATGATCCTAATTCTGTATAGGTATTACTATTAAATGTTACAGGTTTATAAGCACTACTAATATAATACGTTGTATTATTCAGTGTAAGGTCTATCAGTATGCAACTACTAATATGATCCTGTTGTACTGGTGTAATGGTTGTTGCCATTATGTAATAACCTCAACTAATTCAAAATCATCACTAAATTGTATTCTGTCGTGTGGAACAACACTATATTTTGGTAAATTTGTAATTTTCACTTGCCATCTAACATCATTACCTACTTTTATACCACCGCTTGTAAGTGCAACACCTGTTTGCGACAATACAGGTCTATGTACAGGTATAGTTACGTTTGCACCTGTACTAAAGGACACGTCAGACGTTACCTGATAAGGGTATCTGTAAGTATCTGTGTTGCCTTTTGGTTGTATGTAATCTCCTTTTTTAAATAAATTACCAGATCCAGTAGCACTACTACAATCCACGTATATTTCACTACCAAATACACCATTTAGTGTAATATTGTTTATTTGTGCACCTGCAATATCTCCCTGATATGCTGTAAGGTAGTTCATACCACTATTATTATTGAGACTTATGTTTGCTTCGTTTGTACTGCCTGTAGTGTAAATGTCTTCTAATACACCTCTATTTGTACTATATGTTAAACCTTCATGCATTCCTATTGTAAAGGAGTAAACATTTACATTTCTATCTGCTGTTTTATAATGTCCACTTCTGCTCATAGTAGACGCAAATTGTTCACGTTTGTCTACTTCTACGTATGTTGCATTATCTATTATTGTTTGTAGACTCATTGTTTCTCCTATCCTATTGGTGTCCTACGAGCACCTGCTCTGCTTACATTAAATATAAATTCAGGGTCTCTTGCAACTAATTGTTGAAAAGATGGTGCATCTACGGCTTGTATATTGTAAACAACATTTGTAGTGCCTCCCATCATTTGTGCTGTATCCTGGCTACTAATTACTGTTCCTGGTCCTCTTATAATTTCCGGTCCATTTTCTCCTGCAATACCTATTTTACCTGCAGGTATTGTACCGCCTTTGTTAAAGAATCCTGCAAATAAATTACCAAATAAACCTGTGCCTGGTGAGAACAATGCAAGGAATAATTTATTGGCTTGCATTTTAATTATTTCCATTAGCAACGTTTTAAATAAATCTTTAAATGATAATTTACCTGTTTCCACAAAATTTACAATAGCATCTTCAAAGCCTTGTGCCATAGTATCAAATATTCTTCTACCAAAGTTAGCCATATTCTCAACTTCATCTCTAAATTCTATAAATGCATCTTTAAATCCTTGTGCAAATGTTCTGCCTGCTTCTCTAATCTCTAGGAACTTCTCTATAATTTGTTTACTAAACATATCATAGATTATTAAAGCGGCCGCAATTTGTTCTTCCTGGTCTTTAAATAATGCTCTTACTTGTTCCTTTTGATCTTCATTTAGTTCTGTTCTTTTTATACCTAATGACTGTGCTAGTTCTAATTCTTTTTGTGCAATATCCTGCTGTAACTGTAATTCTTTATCAGTAATATTTTTTCTTAAATTAAATTGTTGTATTAGTGCTTCTCTTTCTGCTACACTATTTGCATTTAATATAGCACTTTGTTTTTCCAAGTCCATAGTAGCACCTGTAATGCTATCACGTACAAGATCCATAACTGCTCTAAATTGTGTACCTATTGTTACAATACTGTTTTGTAATCTTATTTGTTCTTCTGTAAGCCTTATTCTTTCGTCAAATTCGTCATTTATTTCTGCTTCTTTTTTCTGCCTTTCATCTGCAGATATTAAAGTTAAATTGTTTAGGTCTCTTAGTGCATCGCCTCTTTGTGATTCTAAGTCTGCAACTGCTCTAATTACATCTCTTTCCTGCTCTGTAGCAAAAATTAAATCATTTTGTAAATCTAATTGTGTTTGTAACTCGTCTCTACCTAATTGTAGCTCTCCAGTTATTGCTTTGAAGTCCTCTAATTGGTCCGCAAGTAGTCTTGCCTGCTCATCTTGCTCTTTTTTAATCTCTTTTTCTTCTTCTTTACGTTTAGAAGAGGCATCTAAGGCTTCTTTTGCAGATTCTTCATTATCCGCAGAACTTTTTGCTATTTTATCTAATTCTTTTTCTATTTCGCTAGTATTCGCGGCACTATCTTCAAATATTTCGTCCATTAGTGCTAAGGCACCACCAGCCGCTGTTAAACCACCTATAACTTTAACTAAACCTACACCAGTTACACCCTGTAGTATAGCACCACTTACTGCGGCGGCTCTAAATGCTTTGGATAATGTTATAACTGTAGATACAATACTTGCAATTCTACCTGCTACTGCGGCACCTAGAGCGGCCGCCATTGCTATTGCTAATATATCTAAATTTTCGGCAACTATATCAATGCTTTTACTGAATAAATCCATTACGCCAGTATTTTCATTTACTTTACCTACAAATTTAACAAATTCGTTACGTAGATTTGTAATACTTTCACTTACTGTGGCTACTGTTTTACCAAAGTCCTCATCTATAGCACCTGATATTTCCTCTGTGGCTTTTACAATAACATCAGAAGTCAATTTACCTTCTGCGGCCATTTCTCTTAGTTGGCCAACGTTTACACCTAATGTTTTTGCAACTTCACGCATGAAAGCCGGGTTGGCTTCCATAATACTGTTAAATTCGTCACCTCTTAGTACACCACTTGCTAATGCCTGTCCGAACTGCCTAATAGCACCACTTGTGGCATTTGCATCTGCACCAGATATTTTTAATGCTTTACTGAATGTACCTGCAACACCGGCTACTCTTTCCTGGCTTAGTCCCATATCCTCTGTTGCAATAGTTAAATCTGTAAATAGATCTGCTACAGGACCCAGTCCACTTCTGGTTTGTTTTGCAACTTTATCTACCAGTGCGAACTTTTTACTTGCTTCATCACTACTATCACTAACACTTTTTAACCTGTTAGTAATCATAGTAAATTCGTCGCCTAGTGAGACAAATTGTTGTATAGAAGCCGCGGCAACTAATGCCTTAAAGGCTCCTTTTAGTCCATCAACACTTTTCTTGGCATCTTTGGTATCTACTAATAATCTTGCTCTTATATCAGCCATTATATTTTCCTAAAATTTCTTGCTACTTGTTTTCGTAATTCTTGTAGGCTAGGTTTTGTCATACCTTTTGGTGCTTGTTTACTTCTGCCTGCATCTAACACACCTGAATAATCGTAATCTCCCAAAATTTGTGCATTTGTGCTTCTTTCTTTATATTTTGTGTTACGTCTTGCATTACCACTTTTTTTAGGTGTTTTCTTCTTAAAAAATTCAAAAGTATCCTCTGTAGCATTATCTACTGCATGGTCGATTTGCGTTTGTAATTTACGCATATCTGCTTGATTTATTTTAAGTGATGTCTTTGCCATAAAATTGCTTACTCAACTCGTTTAATTGCTGTTTATCATACATTGATATATCAGCAGGTTCATTGTTTGCTTTTTTACGTTTATACTGTTGGTATGATGAACTTACATCATATACTAGCATATCAAACGTATCAGCACTTTTTAGTATCTCACTAGGTAATTTACCGTACTCTTTTGCCAAAACATCTACAAGTAATAAAAACCTTGTATCATCTGACTGCTCGTCAATAATATGGCTTGTTACTTTCCCATTTGTGCGCCAATCAGTCCCATTGCTTCTGTCATTAGGTCCAGTGGCAAAATACTTTCATCAGTCATTACAGGATCTCCATCCTCTGTAAGAATGGTATCTTTTAATATTTCTAGATATTCTCCGATGTCCTCGGACTTAGATGATTTTGCTATTTTACTAAAAACATGCAACGGCTGTCTGTCGTACATGTAAAAGTCAAGTGCTTCTCCATATTTTTCAACAAGTTCAGGCTTGTCTATGGTCAATTTAGTTAGTGTGGGTTTTTTACTAAGTTCTGATAATTGCATAACTTACTCCTTTATATCTTCAATTTGCCTTTCCTTTAAATTATGAATAGCACTAAGGCAAAATGCTATTCTTCCTGATGCTTTTTCAACATCTGCTACAGCACATTTAAGTTCATTCTGTGCTTTCGCTATCTCCGTCTCCATGCTCTTCAGTATGTCCTGTACTGAATGTCGATTCCAAATCTGCATAGTCTTTTTCCTCTACATCTGTATTTATTTGTTTTTTAGATTTTTTGCCAGGCAACTCTATACCATGCTTTTTAGCATATTCATATAGATCATGTTCCTCTCCGCCCACATGTATTTTGTGGTCTTCTGGGCCATGATAATTACCTTCTGCGTCAAAATATCTATGTAATTTTACTATCTTCATGTTTACCTCTTAAAGTAACACCCCCAAATACATGAGGGTGTTATATGTTTAATTACTAAACGGTTGCTTTAGTCAACTCACCATTTACGGTAATTTCAATTGGTGTTAGCCAAACCGCACCATCAATTGATGCTGTTGGTGCCAATCCACCAATAAATCCTTTACCAGAAACATAATAGTCTGAACTATCTGTACCTTCAAATGCAACACTAAAGAATACTTCTTCTTTGTTGATTGAAGTTGTCAATAATCCATCATTTGCTACCTTGTTTGCAGTATTACTTGAACCGAAAAATACATCTTCGTCAAGTAAAACGTTTAGTGAGATACTGTTTTCATTTACTGTTGTAAATGCACTAGAGGCTGTGCTATCTAGTGTACTATATCTTACTGTTCCAGGTGTAGCATTGACTGTTATGTCCTGCATAAATGGTACGACTAACGAATTAGCCGCCCCTGGAGTTGCCAACGGACTAGTGTTACCTAGTACGAGGACTGCTTGTGAACCGCTTGTTACATTTATTACTGCCATTGTATTTCTCCTATACAGTTATAAAATTATACTCGAAAGTATATGTTATTACATCATCTGTAATCTCTATCTCGTAATCACTAGTACTATCAATAGTATTAGCAACTGCGTTTCTGGCGATTAGCAGATTTGCAACAACGGTGTCAATATCATTGAATTCATTTTTAGCATCTGTACTTAAATAAGCATTTACAGTTGTAGTAGTTGTATTTACATTGGACTGGTCCAGTGTTCTATACAGTTGTTCTACACTAATTTGTTGCTCATCTACGTAAACAGTTCCCATATTTTTGTTGTATAATGGACTACCGCCCGATTCGAACGGTAGTTCCTGACTAACACTAACATTTGAAGTAAATGCTGTATTAGTGGTTATTTGGGTAATTAAATCGTCTCTAATTGCCATTATCTAACCTGTACTATACTACTTCTGCTACGAGTTCTTCTTTTACGGAAGTAAGATACTGCTTTTTCGCTGTCTTCCACGGTTCCATCTCCGTCTGCATCATACCAATCAGCAATACTAATGAGTTCATTAAAGAGATCATTAAATTTTTGATTGTAATATTGTATTTTTGCAACTTCTGGAGATTCCTCGTTTCCGAATTCAGCCACTAGAGGAAACAAATATTCCTTAAACGTGTAATAAACACACAAATCTGTAAATTGCTGTCTTCTGCCTAATGTATTACCAGGATCTATTTTGTCTGGGTCAACACTAGGTAAAACATTCAAATCACTAATAGGTGTGCCTATGTATGCGTTATAGGATTGCCACCATGTACTGGCCTTTAACTTTAAAAGTATTCTGTCTGTTGCTTTTTGACACATATCTTCTAAAAAGTCTGTTTTATCAACAAATCCTGATTCCTCAGGTATTTTTACTTGATTACTTTCTAAAAAACGTTGGTCCTTTTGCAATAAGTCAGTGTACTCTGCAAACGAAATTACATTACCACTTGCGTTTGTTATAAATGCCATGAATTCTTCCTCTATACTTAGGCGTTAGGTACGTTGTTACTTCTAAACAATCTGGTACCTGCAATAAGAGCCAACGATGCGTCTCTCAATGCGTTGTTACCTAGATCGGATAATGATCCAACTGTTGTACCACCCGCTAGTGCGATTTGGTCGTTTATTGCAAATTCAAATGCTGGTGAGATAACACCAATATATGTTCCGTCAACACCTGTTGGGGCATTTTGGGCTCTTAAATTTGCAACACCTTTTGCAATAGCAACTACGTTTGCTGTTGCTGAACCGATTGTTTTATTTGCAGTAATTCTCTGAATAAATTCAGGTCTTAAATTAGCAAAACCGTTTCTGACTGATCCTCTCATTTCGTGAACATCTTTATCAGGGTTATACCACATTCTTACTGATGGTTCTCTTTTACTTGCGTAAGCCATTGCTTCTGGTGACATAATAAAGTTACAACTATGTGTTGTAGCATTTGCTGATCCTTCACCAGTATCACCATTAGATGTAGCCGCGTTCGCTGTTTCCAAGCCAGCAATATCTGTTGCTTGTGCTAAACCGCCTGATAATCTTGTGATAACTGCATTTCTTACTAATTCTAATCCACCATCTTCTAGTGACTCTTCTGAAACATCAGTAGCAACACCTCTTTTCTGGAAAGAAACGTTTGCCGCTGTTGGTACGAGGTTAGATTGTGCCGCCGCTTCTATTGAAGCACCTTCAGCCACATCTGCCGCGTTTGTGTAAGAGTTAGTCAATGGGAACCTTACTTGTGAGCCTGAAGACCCACTTACGACTAAAGAGTTCTGAATTATTTGCTGATTTGGTAGTAGGACTGCATCCATGTAATATGGTATTAAATCCGCTACGATATCTGCATATAACTGTTGAACACTTGTACTTGTTGTTCCTGCCATGTTATTCTCCTATAATTATGACAATTTGTTATATTACTTGTTTATGCCCATCTTGTCCATCATTTTCTTTACCTGAGCATCAGAAAAAGAACTTCTGGAACTAGAAGGGTTGATACTGCGTAACTTAGTGTACGCCGATCTGTATTCAGGATCGCTAATAAGCCTTTTTTCGTCGAGGGCTCTACTTTGTGTAGTACCTTCTCCGGCTGTTTCGCCATACTGTACATCAACACCTTTTTTACCAAATGGAAGACCTATGCTTTTACCTACAACCTCAACTGCTGAATTGTAATCTGGTGTTTCGCCATCTGTAGTTAGGAAATCTTCCCCACTACGGATTGCAAAAGTATCACCTTCTACTGCCAACATGTTTCTGGCTTTCATTAAATCTACAACTGCTTCACGTTGCTCGCCACTCCAATTAGAGGGCATAGCACTTTGCAATTTACTCATATGGTCCTTTAATAGTAAATCTGTTTTGAGACTTTTAACCTGGTTTTGTAGTTCTTCTACTGTAGCCTCACGTTTTTTAACTGCATTACGCAAAGAATCAACGTTTAGACTGTTACCTTCTTCTGGATTTACCTCTTGAAGGGTAGATACAACTGCTTTAACCTGGTCAATGCTATCTACATTTAGTTCCTGAACAAGTCTGTTCTCAACTTCATGTTTAGCATTAGCGGCTATTTTGTTTGTATCGTCTCGTGTATAAACACGAACACCATCTACAAATAACTTACCGTCCTTTTGCTCAACTTTAGGTGTTGTACTATTATCAGATTTAGTATCAACTGGAGCAGATTGCTCTGCCTCAACTTGATTAGCGGAATCTGTTACCGGTTCAATGTTTTCGGATTGAACTGCCGTGTCTGTGGATGCTTCCATCATTTTCTCCTTTTATCGTAGAAGTAAACGTATTACTTCGAGGGTTATGTTACTCCCTACCTAATATAGTCTTAAAGACTATTATTACTATAAGTAGACTCTACCAATTGGTTGAGCCTTTCTTTTAACTTTTTCTTTAAATTTTCTTTAAATGCAGGTGTCTCTTCCATATCCACACCACTCATCATTTCCATTTTTAACTCATATTCTTCATGTGTTGTAAATGGCATATAAATTGTTGTGCCATCTTCACTTTCATGGCTATGTGTACCTGTACCGCCCAGTCTTTGTGCTTCTGCCTCTGCTTCTGCTTCTGTATTAAAAGACTTTGCAGTAAATTCTTCTGCATCTCCTATAAACACACTATTGTAACGTTCATATGCGTCTAATAATGTATTCATTTCTTTAATTTCGTGTTCTAAGCCTTTTTGGCTGTATAATCTGTTGTAACTTATTGCTATATCATCTGGCATAGGCTGATCCATCCAGTCAAAGTAAATAGTCCATAAGTTATACTCTGCATTTTCCAATGCTGTTGCTTTTTTCCTAATAAATGCTTCTAATTTACTGTCGTATTGTTCTATATGTACACCGCTTCTACTTGCTTTTATTAGTTCTTCACTACGGATCATAGCAACTTCATTCATTTTAGATATTTTTTGATCCACTAGTTCTCTGATTTGATTTATACCACCTGTATCTGGTGCTACAAATTCAAACACATAATTGGGTTGCCCATTGAGAGCATTTTCAGTAATAACTACTGAGCCTGGCTCTCCGCTGATAGCATTATCATTTTTATTCAACGTGCCTTCATCTACCACAGTGACAGGATGTAAGCCGTACGACACGGCAGAATACAATTCTCCAAGATCACCATAAATGCTACGTTGGATTTGTGCGATATCAAATATAGGGGTATGTCCTATGCCTTTATATATAGGCGTACTTTGATAAATGGGTCTTACTGGAACGTAACCCAGGGGGTTTTCCTGGATAATTCTGTAAAACACTTTGCCTTCTGAGTCCTCTAATATATCGGCCTCGCCTGGTATTTCTCCATCATAATCGTCATCGTAAGGGACGAATATTATATGCATTTCTTCTTTTGTTATATAATGAAATAT